GTTCCTGCTGCACCCATAATTGCAGATGCTTGAGTTGGTAAATCTGTTGGCAGTACCACATTAGCGTCTGCATTAGTAAGTACAGAAGGTGTTCCCACGCTTGATACAAGAGTTGGCAGAGCAACGACTGCTTTACCGTTTACTCCTACTCCGCCTACTGCTGAAGTAGCTGATTGTCCTGTAGGGAATACATTAGCTTTAGCAACTACTATATTTCCTAAAGTTGGATCAAATGTTGCTGTAGTTGCAGATACACCAGATGGTGAAACATTAGCGTCAGCAACCGCTACTACGGTTGGAGTACCAACGCTAGAAACTATGGTAGGTAAAGTGGCAACAGCTTGCGCATTAATACCAACGCCTGCTACAGCAGATGTGCCTGCTTGTCCTGTTGGTATTACATTGGCTTTAGCTGATACATAATTATGGTTAGTAGGATCAGTTGTACTTGCAGTTGCTGCAGATGGAGCGGTAAGTGTTACGGATAATGGTGAACCCCAAGCACCTTCCCCCCAAGTGCCTCGACCCCAACCGTTTACGATAGCCATTGCTGGCTCCTACTAAGCGATTCTTATAATGGCTGTACCAGAAGCTGCTGCTGGAAATACGATTGTAAAGTCACCTGCTGTTGAAGTTTTATCTCCACCAAAGTCAATAGTAGCTACTGAAGCATTGGTTGCAGAGGAGTTATAAATCATACATCCTCTTGCAGTAATGGTAGCTGTACCAAAAGTCAAATCAGCAAAGTCTGTAAAAGCAGTTGTACCAGATGAAGTAGGATTAACGTTAGTTAAATTAGCTCCGCCAGAAGTATAGTTAGTACCACTAGCTTGTCCTGTAGTAGTAAAAGCTGTAGTAGTAGCACCTAGAGTTGCTGATGAAGTATATAAAGCCAGTTTAAATGTTGATCCACCACTAGCTTTAAAATTATGTACTGCTTCTAGTAATTGCTTCTTAAAACTTGTTGTAAGTGTTGATGTAATTGCCATAATTAAAGTTTCCTAATTAAATCAGCGGCTTCTTTGAAACCTGCTTTATCTAATTTATTATTAATTGTAATCCTATCAGATTTTATAGCATTTTGCATATATTCTTCAATCACTTTTTGAATGTTGTCTTGAAAAGACTTTACTTGATTTTGAATGTTTTCAGGAGCATCCTCACTAACCGAAATAATTCTTTTTATACAAAGATCTGACCAAAACTTAACAGGGTGACCGCCTTCATCTGTAGTATATACTTCAATAATTCCAAGTTCAGGACCTGCTTTATGACTCATTACCATTTGTTTGGCTCTCCTACTCTATTTTTTTTTAGATGACTATCATGCTTATCAATTAAGACAGGCTCCTGTTCGATCTTCTTAATTTCTATATCGCTCATTTTTTTTACCTCTACAGCTTCTTCGTTTTGTAATATTATTAAAGGGTCAGCTAATCTGTGATAGCCGTAAAGTTTTTGTTCTGCTGGGACATCGGTATCAAGCAAACCGCTAGTTTGTGCTACTTCTATCTGCATGTTTGCTGAAATACATTTAGATAGCCAAAATTCGCAACAAGCCCTACCAGCCTCTGCAAAATGTAAGTTACCCTTGTAAGAAAAGTCTATACCAAACAATTTCAAATTAGCTACTTCATTCCAGTATGCAAAAGCTATGGCGTATGCAACCGTATTATTTAAATAGTAGCATCTTGTTTCTTCTACTACTTCCTTTATAGGATACTCAATAAGCCCTGGACACCTATCATCTAATTCACACGTATAAATAGGGCCTTCATGCTCTTGTAAAAGTTTAGCCATACTATCAGTTTGTCCACCAGCGTCATCGGTATCAAGAAACCTAGATGCAGGATCCATCATAAATACTCTATCGTGGTAAATTACAGATGCAACTCCGTTGATTGCCCAAACTTCGTCAAAATGAACTCCATGAGATTTAGCAAGGTTATAATCAAACCAACTCTTGCCCATACCCACAATAGCTACAGTTTTGCCTTTAAGGCTCTTAATTTTTTTCATTTGCTCTCCTTTTTTTACGAAACAGAAGTTCGTAAAGAATCGTAACGGTATTCGTCTCTTCTTCCTCTTGCCTCTGCTAAGTTCTTTAGTCTTAATATTTCCAAATTAAATCTTTGCTCGTATAGATTCATTAAATTTGGCTCACCCTTCATAAAGGTATTAGCTTCAACTAAACAACCATACAGTAAAGCATTTCTTGCATTTTCTGAAATCCAGGTTCCTGTTGTTTGTGAAGTCAAACTAACTGGCTCATATAAATAGTGTAATTCAACGCTATAGGCAGCATCTGGTACAGGAGCCACAATTAAAGTAGATCCATTATTAGATGCAGAGGACAGCTCTTTATCAAAGTCTGCATAGTATTTAGGCATACCTCTAGCATTAGTATCTGTTGGGTCAGTATCAAATTCTCTGATAAAACTTGTATGTTTTTTGTCTAAATAATGATAGGCACCAGCACTATCAATAATAGCTACCGAAAATGACATTTTAAAATCACTTGGCGCAGTAAGATAGGTATTCCCAGCGGTTAAATTACCAGTAACATTTTTTCTAAAATAATCAAACTGTACTAGCTCTAGTATCCTATTTTCAGCATTTATAATAAAATCATTAAGCGTTGCAACAAAAGTTGTCTCATCATTCTCAACATAATTTTGTATTAATGTTTTTAATTCAGCTAAAGTCATGATGTTGTAATTGTAACGCTTCCTAATGTACCTGTCAGTTTATCAACTGTAAAGTTTGATGGTAGTGTTGATGAATTCATAAAATCGTCTTGAAATATATTTGAATTTGTAACAACAACAAAGCCTTCACCTGCTTCGGTATCATTATTTGGTCTTGGTTTGTATAGAGCTTCTGGATCAGCTACGTGTGGTTGCGGTTCTAATTGTGGATGTTTTGGTTCATAACAACTAGGACATACCTTAAATCCTGTCCATTCTTCTTTTAATTCATGAAGTTTATATTCAAAAGAACATCTATCACATAAGCCTCTAGCAAATTTACCAACAGCATATGCCATTTTAATTCATCCTAATTCTAGGTCTTATCTTAAAGGAAGCTCTATCTTCGTCTTGATCTGCAGCTCTTCTAAACTCTTCCTCGTAAATAACTTTTAGCTGAGGTGTTAGTTGTGGTGCTTTTTTTAAAGATAAATAATAAGCTAAACCAGCTGCAAAACAGGGATAAAACCTAAAAGGCATATCCATAGTATTTGAGCCTTTGTCAGCATCATCCATTCTTACTAATTTATTAAATACTAAAATATCTGTAGAATTTTCTGGGGTTGGCCAGACTTTTATAACTGGAGATATACTTTTATCTAAAAAGAATTGTGTAGGCCTAGCTTGAGTTGTTTTATTTGGTATATTTAAATACTCAGATCTACTTACCCTACTCATAGAAATGTCAGTCTGAGTGTTGTTTATGGTTCTTCTTACTACTACATCTAATATATCTATAACATTAGAGTTTAAAGTGTAATCAGTAGTTCCTTGAGTAACCGTCTGAGTAGCTTGTTCTATAGTCCATTGATTTAAACCGCGATTAGCCCACTCAGCAAGCATCAAATTAATAGATCTTCTTGCAGTTTTCAGATCATAACCTGTACGTAGCTCTAAGCCACATCTTTCAAATGCTTCTTCTACGAACTCAGCTACATTTGGTTCAAAGTCTGTACTGCCTGAAAGTGACATTATTTTTTCTTTTTAGTTTTTTTTAAAGATTTCTCTATTTGAGCTGCTTGTCTTGCATGAAGCTTAGAAGCGCCTTTAAGTTCTTTTATTAATTTTCTTTTTTGAGCTATCGATAGATCGGCCATTATTCATCCTCATTGTATAAGTTATCAAAAACTCGATTTACATCTAAGGTATAGTCTAAATCAGATTTACTATAATGTATATGTTGAGATGGCTTGAAATCGGGCGCACCTTCACCTGTAACGAACCAGGCGGGGTGTGTGACCCTTACTCTATTGTTTGGTAAGGCTACAATATTTCCTGTCCACTCACCAGCGTCTAGAAGCTCTAAAACATGACTACTTTTGTGTTGTGCTGGATCGTCAGCTATTTCGCTTTCAGAGTAATCAACCGTAAAGTAATACTTTGCTGGAAAGATCTTACCGTCTATCTTTGCAAGCCAGGGACAGGGTGTTGCCCTGTTCATTACATATACTGAATTATGATGTGATGCACAATCCCAAGGCTGAGCATCATGAACTGACATGGGTTTTGCAAAATCATCTACTAAAGTATCTGCAACTAAAGCTGTAATTGGCATTCTAGCCCACATGGCACCGCCATGTACGTTATCATCTTCCCAATCATCGCAGTTAGACTCTTCACCAGTAAAGATTACATGAAAGCTCAAGCATCTATTAGGCATGGTTGTAACACCAATAGCCATGGCATGAATAAACTCACTATGATATTTTTCGTGGTTATGCGTGTACTCCCTTCTTACCCAGCATTTAAAATGGGGTATGTTACTGTATAAATATGGCACTAATTAAGAATTATTAAACCTTCTTCTGTTTGCGTTACCAGCCATAACTGATCCGCCTTTTGATTTTTTAAGAATTGAACCACCCTTAGACTTCTTCATCATAGATCCACCCTTAGACTTCTTCATCATAGATCCGCCTTTGGATTTTTTCATCATAGATCCACCCTTAGACTTCTTTAAAATGCTTCCACCTTTAGATTTTTTATAGATGCTTCCGCCTTTTGACTTTTTCATCTTTTTACTACCTTTTGATTTATATTTACCCATTATTTTTTACCTTTTTTAACTGTTTTTTTCTTTGCAGGAGCTTTTTTCTTCGGCATATTTATGTAAATACGGTTATCAGAAACAGGCTCATCTGGTCTTACTTTTGCATTAAGCCTTGCTTGAATTTTTGAGTCTACTTTTTCTTTTTTCTTTGTTGGCATATTTGCTCCTAACTCATAGTAGTAAATTTACGTCTATTAGACATCACTTTACCACAACCCCTGGCTATCTTTCCATTTTTCTTTTTTACCGCTCTGCCAGCATTAAACTTTTGTCTTTCTTCTATAGCTTTTTCTATAGCTAAGCCTCTTTTTCTTTCATAAGGTTCTACAACTTTATTTTTATTTAGGTCAGCTTTTTCTGGGTTTTTTAATTTTGCCATTTTTTTATTTTATCTTAACCTATCTTTCATAACAACGCCCTGCCCTCTAATAGTTATATGACGTTTTTTTGCTACAGGACCACCCTTACGTAATTTATTGGAAACCATAATAGGTTTACCTTTTCTATTTGGATTTGGATCTTTTTTTCTTTTACGTGCAACTAATTTAGCTCTTTCCTCTTTAGACATACCTTCAGCTTTTTTGCGAGGCAAACATTTGGGCTTACCTTCTGCTTCTTTTTTGCTGCCACATGATCCTAGTATAGATCCGTCAGCCCCAATTCTTACCCAATCCTCATCTAGCCACGATTGAAGCTGCCCCATTACCTTAACCTATCTTTCATGACAGCACCCTGACCCCTAATGACAGGGCCTCCTTTAGATTTTTTTGTTCTTTTAGACTTTTTTGCGTAATTTGGGTCTTTGCAATATTTTGATGCAGCAAGATTAGCATATGCGCTTGGGTAAACATCAAAAGTTCTTTTTGCCCAAGCTTTACCTTCAGGACAAATCTTACCTTTACTTTTTACTTTTTTAGCCATTTAACAATCCCAATCTCTCCTAGCCCAATAATTAGCACTACATCTGTCTGTAGTACCACCCATACCTTTACTTCTGGCACAGTATGATTTTTTTCTAGCTTTATTATTTTTGTGCATGCCGAGTTTGGCATCACCAAAGGTTATACGTTTGACCCTAGAGCCTTCACTACTACAGCCTTTTACAAAAACTTCTTTACGCTTTTTACCATAACCAGGGCTACCTTTTCGAATAGCCCTTGGTCTGTTAAGGGTTACTTTTTTGCCTTTGTATTCGGCCATAAAATTAAAATCTTATGAATGAAAAACAGTTACTCTATCTATATTGCTTAATACGACATGAATACCGTCTTCAAACAAAACACCTGAATCTGGAATATTCATGGTTTCAGTATCGTTTGCGTTACAAGGAGCAATAAAGATAGTAGAACCTGTAACAGAACCGTTTCTGAATGTTACGGTACCGTCAGAAGATCCTCCTGTGATTATAAAGCCCCTCAATCTTGAACGGCTAGCTTGTAATACTGCTCCGCCTGTCGCGGAGCTAGTACTTGTAGCTGTTTTTACATCTGAACCTACGATTCTACCTGCCATTGTTTATCTCCTATCTTTCGCAAATTACGTTTACGTAATCAATCGTCATAGTTTTAGCTGCTGCTTCACCATTTTGGATACCAAAAGATACTGTAAGTTCTTCATCATCAGGAAGGTTGGTATTAACAACACCTACTGGCTCAGCTGAACCTATAAAATAAGAAACTTGTGATGTGTTTGGATCAAT